TCGACGTCGCCCTCATATTCCCTGTTCCGCCAGGTTCGGAGGGCCTTCATCGCGGGCATGGCATTGTCTCAGATTAACCGCGGGACGTTGATCTCAGTGGCAGGGTTCTCCTCATGAATCCAGCGCTCTAAATCATCAATCTCCTTTGGGCTGTACTTCTCGGGATCAATAGTGATCACGAGCCGACTTCCCTTCGGCAAGGTATCGAATGCCATTTCCACAAACTCTTCGATTGGTACGCGAATTTCGCTCATCTTAGCGCCTCGTCCAGACTCATGATCGGATAGGCCGTCAGCGCAGAGACCTTCGAGGCGTTCACGACTTCAATTCCGAGCTCGGCAAGTTCACCGGCGGCCTCATCAATCAGCCGCCGCCAGCGGATCACATTCTCCAGGCTCGGATTGCGGAGTTGCCCTTCGTGGTCGCCATGCCAGTGAGTGCCGAGATCGAGGCGCATGTCGAAGCCGACGAGCACGATCTTCGAGGCGCCGAGATGGACGGCAAGATTGATTGCCTGGAACCCGCTGTTGCCAGCCGATCCGATATAGCCCGGAGCCGTGATCAGCTTGTCGCAAAGCTCGACGCACTCGATATGGCAGAGACCGAACCGATCGGCCGCTGCTTTTGATCCAGTGAACTTCGCGTCCTTGAATTCCTTCACACCACCGCGATGCTGCCACCAAGGCTCATCGCCCCCATAGAGCGCATCGGCCCATGGGACTAGGCGCCACGATTCGTTGACGGCAATGACGACAGTGGCGGCCTGCCCTTTCGCTTGGGAGAGGGTTGCTCCCGCAGCGCTTGGGCCGGATCCAACGATGACAAACGTCGCCCCGCGCCATCGCTCTCGGTAACTGGCAAAGGGCGGGGAGGCACCTCCGCTTTCACTTGCATTGGCGTGGCCGCGACGACGCGGACGGCGAGTTGGGCCAGTTCGAGATCGCGGGCCCGATGCTCAACCGCATCAAACTCCATCCCCATTGAGACTTCGCCCTCGTATTCGCGATTGCGCCACGATTTTAGCGCCTTCATGCGGACGATTCCGGGCATTGCCTTCTCCAGAAAATGCCGGCGGGGACGGCCCCCGCCGGCGTCGGTTTCGATCTTCCTAGCGTTATGGCAGCGTGCCGGTCACGAAGGCCGCCGGACGATACACGGCAAGGGCAAGGCGCTCCTCGCCCCTTATTGAGATGAGGTTCATCTCAAAGTCCTTGTCGTTTTCCGTGCTGATCAGGACCTCGATGCTCATCCGGTCGAAGATCTGCGCGCCGAGACGGAACGCGCCGGTCAGGAAGTGATGCACCGTCATCGCCTGCGTATCGACCACCGGCAGGCCCCACAGCATCTTCGTGATGCTGCCCTGCGGGTTGCCGATGATGTACCGGCCGAGACCATCCTTCAGGGTCTCGATCACGGCCCAGTCGGTCGGATGCAGCACATAGCCCGTGGCGGGATAGAGCGCCAAGGTCGCCTGCAGGCTGGCGAGACGGAGCCGGTCGATCGCGGTCTCACCAGAGATCGAGAATGCACCGGAATAGGCCGTCGCCTGAGGCACCAAGCCATGCAGATGCTGTCCGGTCCCGTCGCCGAGGAGGAGCTCGCCCTCTTCGACATACTCCAGTTCATAGCGCAAGCGGCCGTCGATGTAGCTCGACAGCTGCGGCGCGTCATCGAGGATCTGACGCGACGCCTTCATCAAAGCAGCGATCGTGCGAACCGGCGCGGACTTCAGATCGAACTTGAGACCGCTGTACGGCTTGGTCACGCCTTCCGAGACCACTGCGGCCTTCGGATCGAACGGTCCACTTTCGACCGGGTATTCGATGTTGGACGAGGTGGTCTGACCGGGGGTGATCAGGTCTCGCACCACGATGCGCCGAAGCGGAATGCCGACGATCGGCTCGCGCTGCGGAACCACGAGGGAGGTTGTCGGAGAAACGCCCGTGCCGACGGTAGCCGGGGCACTGGTGATGTTCTTCCGCTCGATCGTGACATGGGCCCTGGCGCCGCGGGGAGCGCCCGCCATCGCCTTGACCTGCTCGGACTCGATGACGATCTGGCCGAGGGACTTCATTTCCTCGACCTGGCCGCCGCCGCGGCGAGCCATACGCTGCTCCATCTCGACAAGGCGACCGTTAGCCTTCTGTTCGGCCGTCGCCATGTCCTCGATGATCTTGCCGACCTTGGCGTTCATTTCGGTCAGCGCCTTGTCGGCACCAGCCTTGGTTTCCTCGGTCATCTTGCCGAGGGACTTGATTTCGGCCTCCGCCTTTTTCGCGAAAGTCTGGACCTCGGACGTCGCCTTCTTCAGGTCTTCGGCAAGCGCCTTGATGTCCGGTGCAGCAGCCGCGGCAGCGGCTTTCTCTTCGTCAGTCATGATGATGATCCTCAAAGATTGGGAAGGGAGAACTCGGCCAATGCGGACGCGAGTTCATGGTGAGCCGCCTTGACGGCAGCCGCTTCGTCCTGTCCCTCTTCCCGAGGTATCAGCGACTTGAACCCGTGAGCAGCGACTTCACGGGCCTGCGTATTCGAAAGGCTAAACGTCTCCCGGACGAGCCTCTCGATCTCGCGAATTGTCATTGGCATGGCCTTCATGCCGGCGGGCATCTCGTAGCCCGTCAAGGCCTTGTGCGCATCCTTCAGGTGCTGGAGCATCTGGGCGCGCTCATCGGCGGTCGGGCTATCGTTCCCACTCATTGTCGCCATGTGCATCTTGAGACACGCGGCCACCGATTTGCAGGCAGCAGCATGGTCGACAGTCGTTAGCAGTGACTTTACCGCGTCGATCACGGCCGACGGATTTGCGGGGTCGCGGACGATGTCGACGGAGGCGAGATTGATCTGGCGGAGGGTCCGCTTCGCTTCATCGGGCTTCTTGCTGCCACTGAAGCTCGCGCCACCCTTGGGAACCTGGTAGGCGATCGAAAGCCCCCGCAGGGCCCCGTCCTGCATGAGCCCACGAATCCGGCGGCCATAGTCCGTATCGAGGGCGCTGATCTTGCCCTTGACGCGAAGCCCCTTGTCGTCTTCGGCAATGTCCATCCACGTTCCTACGGGAAGGAGATCGCCGCCGGTCGTATAGATGCTGTGCTCGGCATAGAGGCCGGGCATCGTGCCCTTGGCCTTGTGCTCGGAGAGACTTTGCGCAAATGCCCCCGGTAGAATTATGTCGCCATAGGAATCGATGTTGTTGAAGATCGATCCATAGCCTTCGAAGATGCCGGGTTGCGCGTCGCTGATGAACTTGAATTCGACGACGGCGCCCTTCCGCTCGATCTCGGGGGACAGGATGGCTTCTGGCATTGTCGTTTCCTTAAGCTCCGGACCCGGCGCCGCCGGTTCCGCCTTCAGATCCGGACGGCGATGACGGGCCACTCGGGACGAAATTCGGGTCGACCGGCTTATCGGACGGTATTCTCGCGACCTGCCCGAGCAACTGGATCGGCAGCATGTTCGACATGACCGTCAGGTCGTCGCCGTCCGGATGCGGAGGCTCGTTGTCGAGGGCCCGGAGCTCGTTGCGCGTCCGGAGGCCATTCTCGACAAGGACCTTGTAGAGCTGGGCCCGGCCGGCGCTGTCAGCCCGCAACAGACCCTCAACATTGAACTCGGCGTAATGCGTGAGTTGCTCATCGGTCGTCAGCAACGCCTTGCTGATCGCCTGCTCGATCCGCTTCAAATGAGGGCGCAGCGAAAAGGTCAGGAACCATTGCATCATTTGTTCCAAACCGGTCCCCCACGCGGTCGATTTTTCTAAATGACCGATCATGACGGGAGGCACATCGAACCAGCGGCAGAGTTGGGCAACGTGGAACGATCGCGTCTGAAGAAGCTGTGCGTCTTCCGGCTTCAACGAAAGCTGAGTGAGGTCCCAACCGCCTTCAATCAGCGGAACCTTTCCCGTGTTCATCGCACCGGAGAATTTTTCGATAATGACGTTCGCCTGCTCGCGCTGCGGCGCGGTCAGATAGGTCGGCGCCTTCATCATGGCGGAGGGTTGCATGCCATTCCGGAAGAATGACCCGGAGGCTTTCTCTGCCGCCATCGCGCTGCCAATCGACTGGCGCGCCATCGTGATAGGCGACATGCCGACCAGGCCGTCAAGCGAGAAGCCCTTGATGTGGAATACCTGTTCCTCGGTTAGGGGCGGGTCCGTGACGTGGCCCTGGAACGAATAGGTGTAGGTCAACGA